CCAAAGTACGGTTTATGACAAACAGCTGCCCTTTAAATAAATGGAAACGCTAAATTTAAAATAACTTAAATAAAGACTAAACAAATAAAATGGAAAATACAAAAACAACCATTACACTTAATGATAAAGAATATCTAATTGCAGATATGAATGAAGAAGAAAAAATGATTCTTAATCATATTGCAGATTTAGAACGTAAGCTTTCATCAGCAAAATTCAATGTTGACCAACTACAAGTAGGACATAATGCCTTTGTATCTATGCTGGCATCTTCGCTTGAAAGACCTAAAGAGGAATAAATGAAAGAAGTAACACACCAAGAAATTTATGATAGGTTAATTACCTTAGAAGCTAAGGTAGATAAATTAAATAACGAAACACAAGAAGTTGTTAGGGCCTTTTCTGCAGCACAGGGTGCATTTACCGTGTTAGAATGGATTGCTACTGCTGCAAAACCTGTCTTATGGATTGCAGGTGTAGTTACAGCCTTTTCGTTTATGATTTCAGAATATAGAAAATAAGAATGGAGAATAAATATGCTTGCTGAACTTGCCGTAGCAAACGCTGCCTTTGCAGTAATTAAGGAGACGATTGCTAATGGTGGTGACATCATGGCTGCTGGCCAGCATATCTTCTCATTCTTTGATAACAAGGCTAAAATAGCTAAGAAGGCTAATCAGTCAGGATCTGACTCAGAAGCTTTCTTTGCTCTTGAATCTATTAAACAAAATGAAGAACAAATAAAAGAAATGTTTATTTACCAAGGTCGCCCTGGACTATGGGATGATTGGTTATATTTTCAAGCAGAAGCTAAACGTAAGCGTGAGGCAGAAGCTAGAGAGATATTACTCGCTAAGATTAAACGTAAAGAACTTATTTGGTCTTGGATTAACGGTACAATAATTGCTATCTGTGTTATAACAGGTGTAGCGGCTATTGCTGGTCTTGTCTGGGTTATTATGACTAAAGGACAATTCTAATTATTAAGGAGGTGTACTATGTTACCCTTACTTGGAAGTCTTGTTGAGATAGGTGGTACCTGGCTCAAAGGAAAACAAGAAGAAACAAAGGCTAAAGCAGAAGCTAGGTTAATAGAGATCTCTGCTGAAGCTGATATTAAGAAAGCTAAAGCAATTGCTGCTATTAATGCTGCTGAATCAGGTCAACAACAAGATTTTGATTTAGATAAAATTGCTATGGAACAAATGGGTAAGAGCTGGAAGGATGAACTGGTACTAGTTATTTTCTTAGCACCTATGGTCATGGCATTTATTCCAGGTATGGAGAAGTATTCTTTAGCTGGATTCGAAGTAATTAAGAGTATGCCTGAGTGGTACCAGTATACTATTATCGGTATGATTGTAGTTATCTATGGTATGCGCGGTATGGTTAAACAATTAATTAGCAGTAAATTAAACATTAAATAAGGAGGTTACTATGGTATTCCTACCTGTGCTATTCTATTGTTTAGCTAACAATGTTTGTCAATTCGATAATGGTGCTATATCAGCTAGCATCGAAGAATGTACTAATCAAAATAACAGGGCAGAGTTAGTTCTTAGAGCAGATCCTGATGTTATTGCTTTCCAGACCACTTGTCTTGATTTAAGTAAACCTAGAAAGGCTGATATTATTTAATGAAACTAAGTAAAAATTTTAGTTTAGAAGAACTTACAAAATCAGATTTAGCTATACGCTACGGTATAGATAATACACCTGATGAAACCGTTACAGCTAATTTACAAAGATTAGTTGATAATATTCTACAACCATTAAGAGATAAATTTGGTCCAGTAATTATTTCTAGTGGGTATCGTAGCCCAGAAGTTAATTCCAAAGTAGGTGGCAGTAAAACTAGTCACCATTGTTTCGGTTACGCTGCTGATATTGAAATTCCTGGAGTTGATAATAAAGATTTAGCATTATACATTAAAGATAATTTTAAATTTACACAGTTAATACTAGAGTTTTATAAGCCTGGAGTGCCTGACAGTGGTTGGGTTCATGTGGCTTACAACGAGAATGACCTTAAAGGCCAAGAGTTGACAGCAACTAAGGAGTCAGGTAAGACGCATTATAAGCCTGGCATCGTATTCTGAGGCGGTACCTAATAATCTTGAAAAGAAACAACAAACAACGCAATGAACGTATGGTTAGAGAAGATAGGTCATTTCATTTCCAACCAAAGACTCGTAACCAACAGATGCTTCTAGATGCTATAAGTGAATTTGAAATTACAGTAGCGTTAGGGCCAGCTGGAACTGGTAAAACATTTTGTTCAGCTAGTAAAGTAGCCCAAATGTTTTTAAAAGGTGGTTACGATTATATTATATTAAGTAGAGCTAATGTGCCTACGGGTAGAACATTAGGTGCATTTCCAGGGACTGTTGAGGAAAAGCTATCACCTTGGTTAATGCCTATTACTTCAGTATTAGAAAATAGATTTGGTAAAACTAAATATGATTATTTAGTAAGTAAGAAAACAATTCAAATGCAACCCTTAGAAACCATTAGAGGTAGGTCATTTGAAAACTCTTTAGTAATCATCGATGAATCTCAAAACTTAACATTTGATGAAATTAAAGCTATTACTACTCGTTTAGGTGAAAACTCTAAAATGATTTTATCGGGAGATGCGTCTCAGTCCGATGTTAGTAATGGAAACGGTATTACTAAGTTTACTAAATTATGCGATAAAAATAATATTCAGATTCCAGTAATTGAATTTACAGTTGACGATGTTGTGCGTTCAGATATTGTTGGCGCTCTAGTTAAAATGTTTGTTAAAGAAAATGTATAAATAAATAAGGAGCAGTTATGCCAACCAAACAGATTTTGAATTTAGGTAGAGCAGGTATTATTAAAGATATACCCTCCATATTGCTACCGGAAAATGCTTTTACTGACGGTAGGAATGTAAGATTTAATAATGAATCTGTAGAGACTATTACAGGTGAGGCTATGTATCAGGTGATAGGGACTCCTTCAACTATCGAATATGGTATGCACTGGAGAAAACCTAGTATTGGTTATAATATTTATTTTAAAGATGGATACATTGTTAGGGTAGATTCTGTAGGTAATACATCTTCTCCTCTATTAAATAGTTCAGATCTTAAATATGATAATAGTGTTTGGCATACTACTTACTTTAATGGTGGTTATGCAGTAGTGTTTAATAATAGTAAATCAACACCCTTGTATATGTTACATGGTGATCTAGTTGCAGGAACGGAGCCTCAAGAATTACCTGGATGGAATTATATTACAGGCATGGAGATAACTGCTGAGGTAATTAAACCTCTTGGTTATTCTCTTGTTGCCGCAAACCTTACTATTAACGATAATGGTACAATAGTTAATGCGCCCTCAACAATTAGAATTTCTGTTCAAGCAGCAACAGGACAATTTCCAACAGTATGGCAACCAGGTTTAACGACCGATACTGCAGATGAATTTGAAATAAACTCCACATCACCTATATTAGATATGGGTGAGCTTAGAGGTAATATGTATATTTATTCATCAGATAGTATCCATGTATTGTCTATTAATAATGGTACAAGATTACAACCATATGCTAAAGGTAATGGCATATTGAGCCAAGGCTGTTTTGCTGAGTTTGAAGGCAAACACTTTGTTGTAGATAGAAACGATATCTATATTCATAGCGGTTCAGGAGGTATTGAGTCTGTTGCAAACACTAGAATTAAGGATTACTTCTTTAATAATTTAAATAAAAGTAAATCGGATAAAGTAATTGTAAAGAAAAATTCTAAGGCGGGTGAGATCTGGGTTTGTTATCCTAAAGGTTCTAATAGTCTTTGTAATGAAGCTCTAATCTATAATTATAAAAACAATACATGGACAATAAGGGACTTACCTAATATTGTTTCTATATTTGAAACTTATTCTACTTCAAATGGTTTTGCTTACTCAGACGAACGATTGGTTATGTTAAATAATAGTAACTATTCTTTTGTTGTAGATGAAGGATACCAAATGTGGGATGGTTATGACTTTGTTAACTATGAGTCGTTTGTGGCAAGAGAAAAATTAAACTCAGGAGATACTCTTGGTAGTTTATTTATGAGTTCAATTACTCCTATATTTGATAAAGTACCTCTTGATTCTTCAATTAACATTACAGTTACTAGCCAAAATAATTATGTATTAGATCCTGATTGGTCTAATACAAGTGGAAGAGATGTGTTTGAATTCTTACCTAACAATGAAAGAAATCAAGGTTATAAAGTAGACCCAAGAACCAGTGGCAGATTACTTAATTATAAAATCAGTAGTGATGACTATTGGAGATTAGCTTTAATAGGTATTGATGTATACCCATCGGATAGGAGATAACTATGAGTTTAACACCACCAGTTACTGGTAATGAGGATTTAGATTCCTTTCTGTTTAATATCGCTCTTAACGGCCTTGGAGTCGGTGGTGGTAATGGTACCTTAAATTATAGCAATGGAATCTTATATGATTCTGAAAATAATATTGTTGGCTTTAAATACCAATATATACATATAAGATATGCAGATGATAATACAGGTACTAATATATCTACATCTTCAGTTGATAGGGTATTTTATGGTATTTACAACTCATCTTCAACTACTCCAAATAACAATCCAGCAGATTATACTTGGTTTGAAACAGAAGGTTTTGGAAATACACATAAGCTGTGGTATAGTGTAATTGGTGGTAGGCAAATTAAGTTTCAAGCTAGTATCTTACAGCCTGCAAATGTGTGGGTACCTCATGTAGAACAGGTAATTGACTTAGATATTATTACTTTAGGGCTTGCTAATCTTCAATCTCAATCCACAGATGTTAATGAGTTATTAGGTATACTTGAAAACCAAATAACCTCTAGCCAATTATATTCAGACCTTGCCAATAGAATTAACCTTATTGATGGCCCAGATACTTTATTAGACTCTGTTAATTCTAGAATTAAGTCTGCAAAAGATAATATAGATACTCAATTATCAAGTGTTGACCTTAGTATTAGTAATATAAGCGATGTTATAGCAACCATCCAATCTGATATTAGTGACTTAGTAGGTACGCCTGACTATGTTCCAACAGAAACATATCAACCAGGTAATATTGTTAAATATGATGGATCTATCTATAGGGCGCTTCTAGAAACAACAGGTAACTTGCCAACGGATAATACTTATTGGCAACTTATTGGTCAGTATGATAGCATTGCAGGAGCAGTAGCGGCACAAGCTCTTGCAATTAGTAATCTAGAAACAAATGTTTCAAACAATGCTGGAGATATTACTGCTATAAGTAATGCAGTAGATACTTTCCTTTCTACTGTATCTACTAACCAAGCAGATCTTATTGCACTTGTAGAAGCAGAGGCAACAACTCGGGTTAACAGTGACTCAGCTCTTGCTGAAACTATCAACACTGTAATATCTACTTTTGATAGTAATATCTCAGATACAAATGCCCTAATTTTATCAGAGTCTTCGACAAGAGCCTCTGCAGTAGAAGCAGTAGCTACTCAAGTAGACACAGTATACTCTAGCTTAAGTACTGATTTAACAGATTTAAATGCCTTAGTACAGACTGAAATTACAACCCGTACTGCAGAGAATGAGGTTCTTGCATCGTCAGTTACGAGCTTATCGGCTAGTCTTGAGAGTAATATTTCAAGTACAAATGCGCTAATTATTGATGAGTCTATTGCAAGGGTTACAGATGTTGAATCTTTAACCTCTAGTATCAATTCGTTATCTGTTGGGTTTAGTGAAACAATTGATGGTAAAGTTGCTCAGTCCAATGCGTTTATTGAGTCAGAGGTTTTGGCTAGGTCTTCAGCAGATGAGGCTATTGCATATACCGTAGATGTACTTTCTTCTTCTCTTACTAATGAGTTAGACACAAGAGTAAACGAACTTAATGCTTCTATTATATCCGAGTCATCAGCAAGAACAGCTGCAGATGAATCAGCAGCTTCTACTTTCAATTCATTGACATCAAGTTTAACTCAATATACTGACTTTAATTTATCAAACCTTAATTCACTTATTGTAGAAGAGTCTAATACAAGGACTACTGAGTTAGAGTCTATAGCTTCAAACATTAGTAATTTATATTCTTCCTTAGATAATAATTTTATTAGTTTAAGTGCGGCAATCCGTACTGAAACTGAAACTAGAGTAGGAGTCGAAGGCTCTTTAGCAACATCAATAAGTACGCTACAAGCAGAATCTGGGACTAATACTCTTGCTATTCAAACAGAAGCTACTGCAAGGGCTACTGAAACAGGCCAATTGTTTGGTAAGTATACCGTAAAAATTGATAACAATGGTTATGTATCTGGTTTTGGCTTAGCTAGCGAGGCTAATAATGGAACACCAACAAGTTCTTTTATTGTTAGAGCTGATAGTTTCTCTGTGGTATCTCCTGATATTGCAGTTTCTTACCTATCAGCTTATGGTCTTACTCAATCGGATGTAGATAATGCCCCTACTTGGCAACCTTTTGTTGATTATAGTATAAATGATCTGGTTAGATTTTACAACAATGATTTACTTATTGATTTAGTATATCGATCAAAAAGGAACTTTAATAACTCTGCATTGCCTGATCAAACCCCATCACATTGGGAAGAAATAGCTGGAAATCAACCACCAATAGCTCCACTAATTGTTCAGGCTACCTATACTACAGACCCTGTTACTGGTAAAACAATACCTCCTGGTGTTTATATGACAGCACCTTTGTACGGAAATTCTGGCACATTTAGCGGTGACTTATCTGGAGCTACTGGAACCTTTAGTGGCAACTTACAAGCAGCTAGTGGAACGTTTTCTGGTGAGTTGATTGCAGCTACCGGTTCATTTTCTGGAAACATTAGTGCCGCAAGTGGCTTCTTTTCAGGAGACATTACAGGAGCAACAGGCACTTTTTCAGGTACTCTAGGTGCTGGTGCTATTGATCTTTCAAGACTATCTGGAACAACAACAGAGTATGGGCCTGGAGCATAT